CAAATGGTAAAGTAATAACTTTAAAAGGTGCATGGTATTCTGGAGATGGAGATGTTGGTACGGAAGAAGCAAATATTCAAGTTAGATTTGAGGGAATATCTGCTGAAGAAACAAAATAATAAAAAAATCCCAAGGAGGATAATATGGCCAGAAATGAATCGGCTAACAAGAACCAAGAAGAGAATGAGGATACAACAGAATTTGATATTCCTTATACGATAAATTTAAAAACACCCATAGTCTGGGGTGAAGAAACAAGAACCACAATTGTTATCAATAGGCGTCTTAAGGCAAAAGATTTTAAGGGTATCAGAGCAAGCGATATTCGTTTTGACGATATGATGAAATTGGTTTCTCGTGTTACTGCAGAGCCGATTAAATTCATTGAAGAAATGGATGCCGCAGATTTATTTGAAGCGACTCAAGTGGTACAATCTTTTTTGCCGAGTGGCCTGACGACTGGCGAGAATCGTTAGGTCTATTCGCATATCTTTTTAAATTTCCTCCGGATCAATGTTTTGAATTAGATGCGGAGGATATTGACTTTTGGAAAATGCGAGCAGACGCTTTCCTACGTAGTATTGAATCGTGTAAAAGAAGGTAATTGATAAAATGGCTATTCAACCAATTAGAATTGTTATACAAGGAATTGACAAGTTCTCGAGTACAATAGGACAATCTACAAAAAAGATACAGAAATTTGGTAAGGATGTGTCTCAAGTAGGTAGAAAAATGACGATGGGATTGACAATCCCTATAATTGCACTTGGAGCACAAGTTGTCAATACTACAACTAATTTTGAAAAGTCAATGAACAAAGTAGAAGCATTGACGCAAGCAACTACTGAAGATATGTTAAAAATGAGGGATGCCGCGAAATCTCTTGGTATCACGACGCAATTTTCTGCAAGTGAGGCCGCAGACGCGATGGGATTTCTTGGAATGGCAGGATGGAAAACTAATCAGATTTTGTTAGGAACTCCACATCTACTTGACCTCGCGGCAGCGAGTCAGACTGATCTTGCAAGGACTGCCGATATTGCATCTAATATTATGGGTGCATTTAGAATAGAGGCGAAAGATACCGGGATGGTTGCCGATTTACTCGCAGCGACCACTGCTTCTTCAAATGTAAATCTTGAGATGTTAGCAGAAACATTTAAAGATGCTGGTCCTATCGCTCATGCTGCTGGAGTTGGTATACGAGATATTAGCACGGCGATTGGTTTTCTTGGTAATATCGGTATACAAGGAACAAAATCTGGTACTGCATTAAAGAATATGTTTACAAGATTAGCTTCACCAGAAAGTAAGGCCGCGAAAATACTTAAACATTTTAATGTTGTTACTGAAGATTCAATGGGAAATCTACGCCCGTATGCAGATATATTGACAGATTTATCTGGTAAGATGGCAGATTTAGGTACGGCAGAAAAATTAAAAGTACTTGATGCGATTTTTGGTAAAAGAGTTATTGCTGGAGCTGCCGCTCTCACAGAGGATATAACAAAAGTCAATTCTGGATTTCGTGATCTGAGTAATGCACTAAGTAATACAGATGGTCGTGCAAAAAAGATGGCAGAAACTATGTTAAAAGGTGCTCCGGGAGCATTTAAAAAGTTTACTTCTGCATGGGAAGGAATGGTTATTGCTATTGGTGAATCTGGTCTTGTAGAAGCTATCGCTGGTATACTTACAAAATTGACAGGATTAATAAGAAAAATTGCAGATACGAATCCAGAAATATTGAAAATGGCAACTATTTTTGGAGCTATAGTCGCGGCGATAGGTCCTTTATTAATGATAATAGGACCAATTATATCAGGATTTGGAGCGTTAATGGGTGCGATTGCAAGTGCTGGAGGTGTTATAGCACTTCTGTCGAATCCTATAGGGTGGATTATAGGTGGTATTCTGGCTCTTGTCGGTGCTATTGTGTTAATGAAAAAGAAATTCGGAATGTCAATTAAAAGCATGATTTCCGGGATGCTTGCTTTCGCAGGGCCGATAGGGTGGATTGCCATTTTGTTTATAAAAAACTGGAGTAAAATGTTACCATTTATCAAATTGATAGGACTTGCATTTGTCGGTCTTGGTAAAATTTTAATGTATGCACTCTGGCCAGTTTTTAAAGCATTTGAATTCTGGGGAGAACAGTTAGAATGGATTACAGGGATGGTTCTTGACTTATTTTCTGCATTGACAAGATTAGTGTTACCAAAATGGTTAGAAGAAAAAATAGGATTGACTCCTGCTGGTGATACTACACAAGGAGGTACTAATCTTAGTGCAGATGAAATAGCTGGTAGAAGTAATATTGTTAATAAAAATGTAAATGAGAATAAACTTATTATAGAAGATCGTGCAGGAGTCAATATTAAGCCAGATGAACAAAATGGTATACTTGACACAGAGGTGTTACGAGGTCTTGGCTTCCAAAATTAATATTGGAGATTATTAATGGCATGGATTGACAATTACAGACAGGCAAAATTTAGAACAGCTAATTTTTATGTTCCAAATAGTGAGAATAGTGGTGGGCGGAGAGGTGTAGTACACGAATTTCCTAAGCGCGATTTACCATATGTTGAGGATATGGGTAGAAAAGCAAGATCTTTTCAATTAGATGCATATGTTCTTGGTGAGGATTACTTTACATTACGTGATAATCTTATTACAGCTCTTGAAAAAGAAGGTGTTGGAAAACTTGTTCATCCATATTTTGGTACACTTGACGTATTATGTACAAATTATTCTGTCAGAGAAACAGTATCGGAAGGCAGAATTGCACGATTTACTCTTACATTTGTAGAATCTGGTATTTTAAAATATCCTAATACAATAATTGACACAACTTCAGATGTAGCAATTAAAAAATCAATTGCAATAACTGATAATCAAGTATTCTTAGTAGAAAATTACGATATTGTGAGTTCTCCATACTCTGTTTCACAGAATGCCGTAAGTACTATTGAGAAAGGTTTGGAATCGGTTGAGAATGCCAAAAAAACTGTTTCCGCAGTGTCCGAATTCCGTAAACAAGTTGATTATATACAAAATAATATTATACAATTAGCATATAGTCCTATTGATCTTGCGCAAGAATTTTCTAATTTAATAACTTTTGGGACTAATATTTTTAATTCTTTTTCTGTTACTATACAGAATGCAGTAGAACAATTTCGAGAGATGCGTAAATTATTTGATTTTATACCAGATGATGTATTGGCTTCTGTCAGTCCTTCTCAAGAATTTTCAAAATTTATACAACAGAGTTCTGTTATAAATGCATTAGGTTTACTGTCAATAATTAATTATAGTAGTCTTGATGAGGCCGTAGAATTTAGGAATATTGTGTTTGACAAGGTAGAACAAATATTATTAACTACGGAAGACGATGCTTTGTATACTTCATTATATAATTTAGAGACGGCTGTTTCTCGAGATATTGATGAAAGAGCAAGACAACTCCCGAGATTAGTTTCACATTTTATAAATGCATCATTACCAGTAATAAATGTCTCATATGATTTATACGGAACAATAAGTGAAGAACAAGATATAATTGACAGAAATAAAATTAATCATCCATTATTTGCTCCTGGTGGAGTACCAATAGAGGTGAAGATTTATGCCTAATAATTTAATATCTTTATTAATTGGAAACAAAAAAATAACAGGATGGAAATCTGTCAATATACAAAGATCCATTGACATTTTTGCAGACACATTTACTATGAATTTTGTAGATGTCTGGGAAGATTATGATTCTCCACTTGTACCTTATGAAAAAGTTGAGATTTATATAGAGAAAGAAGCTATAGGAAGTACTGTCAAAGAGCAAGTACTTTGTGGATACATTGATAAAATTGATATTGATGTAAATACAAATCAATCCACTGTAAATGTAAATGGACGCTCGCTCACTGGCGATCTTGTTGATTGTTCCGCAGATTATGGGAAAGCGAATTCATGGAATAATACTTCTCTAATAAAAATTATACGTGCTTTAATAAACCAATATGATATTAGTTTAGATTTTATATCTTCAAGTGCATTTGAGAATGATGCCAAGATAGACTTGACAATTAATGCAGGAGAATCTGTCTTTGATATTATTGATCGTGAATGTCGTAAACGAGAAATATTACCAGTTACTAATCCTTATGGGAATCTTGAATTAATTACAACTGGAGACCGTGAATCTCAAGATAAATTAATACTTGGTTTAAATATTTTAAATGCGGATGTATCATATGATTATACAAATAGATTTGGTGTTTATACTGTAAAGGGACAAAAGAGTGGAGAAGGACTTCCTTGGAAAAAATCAGCTACAGAGGTTTACGGAAAGTCAATTGATAGTGTGTTTTCTCAAAGGTATAGAAACAAAATAATTGTAATGGATAGTTCTGGTACGAATAAAGATGCTCAGAATATTGCTTCTTGGGAATCTCAGATTCGTGCTGGTAAATGTGGCAAATTGTCAATTACAATTCCATCTTGGTTCCAATCTGATAATACTCTATGGGAGCCTGGAACATTGGTATATTGTGACGTTCCACCTTTAAAAATAGCTGAGAAATTATTAATAAATCAAGTTAGTTTTTCACAATCCGATAATGGTACATTTACAACTTTAAGTCTTGTGAATAAAGATACTTATCTTAGTGATCCACAGAAAGATAATGATATTACTAAAAAGTCAAGTAAGTTGGGATTTGGATTTGGATGGTGATTATGAATATTGCACAACAAATTTCTAGATTTTTAGAACCAGTTAAAATACGAATTAGGATGATTGTTAATCGTGCCATTGTGTCAATAGTTGACGATAGTACATCAATTCAATTGCTACAATTGAAGATATTTAAAGATGAAATAAAAGATAATGCTGAAAGAGTACAAAATTATGGATTTACAAGTGTACCAACTAAAGATAGCGAAGCAGTTGTGTTGTTTCCTAATGGTAATAAAGATCAAGGATTAGTTATTGCAGTTGACAATTCTCAATACAGGTTAAAAGGTTTACCAGATGGTGGTGTCGCATTATACCATAAAGATGGCCATTATGTTAAATTGACAGAATCTGGTATTGAGATAGTCGCACCTGTAGGAATTACTATTGGAGGTTCAGCAACTGTGCCTTCTACTCCAGGGGTGACAGGATCTTTTTGTGCAATACCATCTTGTTTATTTACAGGTAGTCCACACTTAACAAATAAGGTAACAGGATAATGGCGTTAGATAAGAATAATATGGCACAAGCTATACAAGATGAGATGCAGACGTTGTCAAGTTCTCCAACTGCGGAACAGGCACAATCTAAGTTTGCAGATGCAATAAAGCAATATATAGTTGATAATATTGAATTGGAGTTTTTATGGACAGCACAAATGGCAGTGTCTCCATTTACCATCGATCCTACTATCTTGATGGAAGCAAATATTACTTCTTTTACTTCATTTGTATTGACACCTCCTGGGAATGGTGGGTTAAATGCGTGGACTTTACAAATGCAGGAACAGATGTTAAATGGTGCCATTACTCCGGTTAAAAATGTTATAGATTCACCTTTTGATTATTTTATAATTACAGATGTAGGATTAGGAAATATACCATGGAGTCAATTATCATTTAGTTTTCTTAGTGAATATCCAGAGAGTATTGTTGGTATATGTGAACAAATAATAATAAGAATTAAAACAATGTTGAATCCTATTAATTCTATTCCTGCGACTCATGTTATAGGAGCTTCAA